ACGGATAAGCGTCCACCGAAAGAAAAGCGAAGAAAAAGCCATCTGGTCCTCAGACGAACTTACTCCATTAATCAAGGGATCAATACTAATGGAGTTCGCCATAGAGAGCGTAGCCGCTTCAGACGTATCATCACCATCAATATGTGCAGCATTAGATATGGGTCGCTGGACCATCGTGGTTGGAACCTTCTCAGCGTCCTCACGCGTAAAACCAAACCATGATGCAACGTCTCCAACCGTATCCGCAATCTTGGTTGCTACGCCTGCATAAGGACCAATAACAGGTATACCAGACAACATAGATGTAACGCCAGAAATTTTGTCGGCCATTCCTGAAATGGCACCCTTATACTTTCCACCCGCCACCATGTCCGCCGCTCCTGTCATCCCAGTAATTGACTTGTTCGCGACCATACTCTTACCACGCTTACCTTGTAGAGATGGGACAACCAACTCATAATCTGGAAGAAGTCGAGCATAGACCCGAAAAGATCCGGCGGTAACTCCCCCCGGAATCGCAGTCTGCACGGGAGAAAGACACCATAGACGCACGTCCCACATAAGATCATAAGCTGCAGAAGTCAAAGTAGAAATTGTAGCATAATCATATGGCCATAAAAATGGTAACTGCATGACACAATTTTCACAGGCTGACACATCAATAAACGAAAAATGGTCCGTCTGCATACACGAGGCGAAATTAACACCAATGCTAGCAGATACGGTGTTATCATTCAATCCGATCGGATAGGCAGTAAGAGTGTACGCACCATAACCATTTGCCGGAAAAGCCGGAATCACCAATACCTCAATCGTGCCACGAATAAGTAAGTAGTTGGAAACCTTATCAGCAATATACGAATTAAGCAGAAAGTCACGCCACGGGTTTATTGTGAGAGAAACACCCTGAGCCGGGGAAACATCCGTCACACTAAACTGGTTAATCTCAGTGTAACGCGTCAAATAGTCAGTAAGATCATTCCTGGGCATACGCTGACTGACGCGAGGTTGAGGAACATTTTCAGATTTCATGAGTGTACTGGAACTCATGATCTCTCCTAAATCTGCGGAGAGATGGGTTGTCGCGTCCTGAGAGGGCGCATTATGGGCGGGGTCACTGCCTCCGCTTGTCATACTAATCTGCGACATTTTCTGTAAAATCAAATTTTAACAAATCAGTCCTGTCCACCCAGGTCTGAAAGGATCCATCCAGAATTTTTGATTTATAGTGGTCAAATTCTGGAAGTAAGAGATACCCATTGCGATGGATGCCCGCCTTAGTTGAAGCATCAATAAAACGGTCTCGCAACTCGGTATAAAACTCACGACCATGGTACACCGCCTCCCTAAGACACTCAGTCAAAGAGACAGCTGCACCATCCATGGATGTTAATGTGGAATCATTTTTCAACATTAGCATACGTGCCATGGTCTTTTTATCTAAGGGAGTCACCCATCTCCCTAGATCTGCATCATACCTAAATTTTCTTTTAAGGTATTGAACATCCGTCAGATGTTTTGGGCGCATGCGTCCTTCCTTCGACGCATCAGTCATTGTAATGCCAATTTCATCTCTCCAAATTTCTTCAAAGTTTGACGCCAATCCAGCAAGACAAGCAAAAATCTGGTCATCTCCATACGTCCAGAGAATATTATCTTCTCTGTATCGTAGATAAACCTTCGCCACGGGTATCGGATTCTGGAAGAAATTGTTCATGTAGTCACGGATAAATTCCATTTTCTCCACAGGACTCTCATCCCACCGATTTCTGTGATAAACGTATCTCTGTCCTAGGCTCATACAAATTCCATTAATCTCCACAGTGGCATCATTGCCAGAGCCATTCCAGTACTCAGAAAATAGGTCATTCTTTATGCAGAATCTTGTATTCTTGACTGCCAAAACCAGTAGATAACTCCCCATGGCATCCAAACCAATGGCCCAAGTCATCGCAAACCGTTAACGCAACAAAATCAAACAGTTCTCCACTAAAGGACTTGTCCAGTCGTACCGCATCCGCTTCATATATTCCATCCAGGTCGGGAAGCACACTCTCAAATGCCTGAACCAACTTCAGTGCATCCTCACCCGTCATATTAATGCCAACCGTGCTCTCGAAAACTGACGGATTCGCGCGCATTAAGCATTTGAAAATCCATTTCTTTTTGCAAAGCAAGTTAAAGGCTGCCGAAAACACTGTGAACACACGAGGCAATTTACCTGGTTTCAAACCCTCATCTTTCAGGATACACAAGCCCAGTGGGGAGGGAATGGATCCATTCTCCAGGGCAAGAACCGCGTCGTCATACAACCGCCACATCTCAGGGGACATATGCGAATTTCCTGCATCCATTGAAATATGCACGGGCTTTTTAACATTATATGGTGGCCCAACCGAAGTTCGCATGTTAACGCTATGGACGTATGAGCCTGGTACACCACTTAACATCTGCTCTTCACTGAGTTCAGCGTACCCATGAACGTCTACACGATGAATACCTGAAAGATAATCAGCTAACGCCAACCACATGGTAGGAAAATGCAACTCACCCGTATTATGAGTTCGAAATGCATCTGTATAAGGCGAAATCCATTTATCCTCAACCATGGCACCACGAAACTGAGGCAACCGCCAATAATCTAATTGGCCACACCATTCTTCTGCCAAATCAGACAGATACGGAACCAAGATGGAAGGTTGTATCCGCGTCTTAAGTGTCATCCCAGAAATCGGATTATCAAGGGTACCGAATGGCACAATCTGAGCATTGTGATGGGAAACGGCAGCCCACACCTCACTCTTAGGCGGATAGTGAGAAAGATTTGCCTTTACGTCCTTGTTAAGGAAAAATGGAGACGTATAAACCCCCTGCAACACTGTCGCTAGACGATTGGCAGCCCGATCTAATTCCAAAACCGAAAAGACACCTCCTAAAGATGATGACTTAACACCTGCCATCGTTATCGACGTAGATCCTGCAAAATGCATAGCCACAATACGCCACGAGTTACCAATACGCGCCACATAGAGGTATCCACAGTCACCAGCCACAGTAGGGGCATCCATCCACAAACAACGTCCTGCAACCGAAATTCGCGTTTGATTTGATGTTGGATTATACTGTTGATTTATGCCAATAATACGCACCTCATCATACGACGATACTTGTTCGTCAACACTCGGCAAAATGAAAGATCGGAGCCCACCAAGGCCAGGGAGATTACCGCATTTAACCAGCGACAACTCCTTATTGGGCATATAGGATCGTGTCAGCTCATTTACTGGCACTTTCACGAATTTGCCACGGCACTCAACCATCACTTCACCATCTTGAGGACAAAAGTGTGTCGGCATCAGCATAAGGTTATGACCTACAAGAACAGAAGGACCAGAATACTTATCGCCTTCTACCATTACCCAACACTGGGAAATATTCTTCAGCAAGTCATCATACGTGTATGTAGCGGCGAAAACAGCTGAGGGAACGCCTGGAATATACTCTTGATTAGCTCTAAACCAATTCTTTGGGACCATTCCCTCCACTGAATTAGCAATACGCCCCTGCGGATCAACGCGTGAAACCATCAAAGAGAGGGCGCCAGCCACTGCAAACGCAGATGCAGTTCCCAACCAAAAGGATTCATTAAATACCCTATCCAAGTATCCTTGGATCCCACTCCCTTTGTACCAGAGATAGCCCTTGACCGCCTTATAGGCAACATATTCCTGAATACTGGCGCAGAAATTAAAGCGTCCCTGGTTGACAGTATCTTCACGATGCCCACAATCCTTCAACAGTGACATAAAGCAAATCTTACAAAATCCAGAATTATCTGTAAATCGGGCAATCTTACGCAGCTCTCGTTGACGATGCTCATCAAAGGCCTCATAATATAGTTGTAAAAACTCCGAAAACGAAACTCTTTTCTTTGGAGTGAGTGGAAGGATTTTCACATTACCTTTAAGCTCCCCCAACCGCTTATAGTCAACAAACTGCACGTCAATGTTGTACAAATCATAAGTATCAGCTGCCTCTGCAGATGCGGGGGATAGGACACCATCCACACCAAACTCATCTTTAGCTGAAATAGAAACGTACAAATCTATCCTTCGCCACCAAGCTGCTGGAACAAGGGTGTGATTGTGAACACGCGAATTGTCAAAATTGGACTGCTGAAAGACAACTGCTGGATTCGCCCAGGTATGTCCCTTTAGTGACGATTCTGACTCTTCAACCTTAAATGGTTCATTGTTGACTAACTTTGTCAGAAGCTCAATGTGATTCAACTGGCCTGCGGCGGGAGGGGCAACAGAATGGTCAATGTCGTCAGCGACAACACACCACTTATGGTGATTCAAACCAGACTGAAAATTCTCATTCAATGCAAGTTGAAATGTTCCAGACTCAACATCCCCAAGAGAAAATTTGCGCGACAATCCCCCAGCCATGAGCTTTTGGAGAATAGTTTTGCCTCCACCAGGCTCACCAAACATAAACACATAAAATGGCTTTGGACGCACACCAGCAGAACTAGCTTGAATCTTCAAGGGCAATAAAAATGCACGTGTAGAGTTCAGTCGAACAACTATTTCCCGAGAGAGAACCGGATCCTTGAAGAAATATCTGTGGAGCTGAACACCCTGATCTAACATCTCTTCAATAGCCACACAGTAATCACTCAAGCTGAGAGGATTCAACCACCAGGATGGTATCAATTTCTGCTCCCGCAATTCATCAATACGCTTAATGTTATTAGGCGTAACGGTCGCTGTATTTGTCAAAAGAGAATAATTGGCAATTACACACTCCACCTGGGTGCACCAGGAAGCTGGGTCCCAGCGCTCACCCCACAACGGAGCGAATGATCTAATCTCCCAGCATTTCTTTATCCGTGTTAGCAACTGAGAAATGGCTCCAAGAATAGACATTGCGACAGATTTCCCTGCTTCACGCATAAGCGAAACTCGTGTAGATGATATAAGATCTTGCAACGGACCCACCAAGTACTGTTTGATCTCTGACATCATACCTTCAACAAGAATAAACAGGCCAGCTCCTACAATAGCGTCCCACAAGGATGCACCAATGTCACGAATGAATTGTCCAAATGGCATGTTTGAGGAATACTCAGAATCCTCCTCGAGCTTCTCTTCTTCTTCCAATATGCCGCCTTGAAATGACTGCGCTGAATATGTCTTAATATGTGCAGAAACAAACTTCCACGCTGTTTCATTCCCAGAGACAAATTGCAAAACTGCAGCAATAAGCGAGGGAGCCGATTTAGCGCTAGACACGGCCATGAAAAAAGACGAGAACTGAACAAATGTTCGAGAGTGTCTCAAACCTAACTCAAAAGCTGTCTCTCCCACAAGAGTCTCCACAGCATCAGCAATAGTAACAGGATTAGGGAGATTGACTGAATGAACCAAACGAACAGGCTGGGTATTGCCTTGGTACATGTAGGATTCAGGATACCACTCCGGAGCAACTGCTCGCAAGTAAGGTGCCTTAATGGGGCGCGTATAATCGACCGGTTTCTCCTCGACCAATGGATTCTGAAACGGAATATTAACCACGACACCAACCGCGCGCGTATTGTTAATACGTTTATCAATAGTGGCTTGGATTCGCGCTCTAACAGTCATATCAGTTCGCCCCTTAGCTAAGCCAGACAGATACTCAAATGCAAAACGGAAGACTGCACGGTCTGCATAGAACAAATGTTCAAACTCTTCAAGATCACCCACAGTCATACAACTAGTCCCATGAATAACCAAACCATGTGAGACACCTAAGTAGCTCTGGGGAGGTGAAGGCTCGACCATCTTATAATCCTCTGTATAAAATCTAGCTTCCAACAATAAACGCTTAAATTCTTTTCGAGTTCCATTAAATCGCCTAAAGTACCACAAGGCCTCAGCGGCTCCATTGCCGGAAACATATGATGTCTTACGACCTTTAATGCTACGGAATAAACGCGTACACTCACAATTCGCCCACGCTCGGAAACGTGCAGGAGTACAAATATCCGTTGGTTTAGAAACATTATCTTCCCGAATTAAAAATTTCACTCTCCAGGATGTCGCTGTCGGCTTTCGGTTCTTATACCTCTTAGCCGGTTCACTTCCAAGAATATCAAAAGATTTTCCTCGGAACTTCCCAGCAGGAGCTGAAGGAAGATGGATATTCTGGTAAAGCTCCTTCGTCATACGCACAATCTGGGGAGAAGGCAAATATTCTTTATGGATATGAATAGGGTCACTCGCGCTAGACGGTGGATCAATTAGCACCATACGCGCAGGATTCCTACTAGCCATAGTCGACAATTGACGAAGACGTTTATTAGCATCCATCTCATTATCCAAGTACTTAACGCACTTTTCCACTAGATACTCAGGCACCTCACGTGACAGCAAAACCCGTCTCGCATACCCATGCTTAGAAGGCATATTAGACTTAGCCACCGCACGCAAAAAAGGTAACAACAACAGAATAGAATTATTGTGATATCTAGGGAGCTCTGATTCCAAGTCATGACACAAAACAAAGAATGCATCCTTGACAGCATCATATGCTTTCGTCTTAAAATGGTCCTCTAGCTGATTCTCAGTATCAACACCGTAGACAATACCATTTTCTACAACAGTCATCTGCTCCTCAGATAGACCGGCCAGATAAGCTGGACTTTCACCTACAGACTCATCCTCTGAGTCACTCAAATAAAGGGGGTTAAAAAGGGATGTATCATCCCGCGGGGTCATAGCCACCGCTAAACTTTCGTTAATTTCTGACATTTTAGAAAAAGGGAAACATGTTCAGCACACGTAAACAAGCTATCAACACAAACACCGAGTAACACACAGCACCGATTATAAATCGACGAAATTGTGGCGTACACGGTTGAGGAGTCGGATCATAATCATCGTCATATAATGCAGCGCGTCGCTCTAGTTGCTGGACATAACTTTCCATCGTTTCCGAGGGATAACGGAGACGAAAATTACGGGCAACTCGCTCAAGATGAGGTGGCACGACAGTTACAACATTCCTACGAAGAGTTGGATTAGGAAACGCCGGGGTTACTACAACGGGGCTATTTGGCTGAACTTCAGATTCACTACTGGATTGACGCTCAGCGCTCCAAGAGTCATGAACATCTTCTGGAACCAAAATACGTTCTCCATCATGGATAAGCTGTAAGTATGCAAAATAATCCTCAACACGCGGCCAGATCCATCTAGAAAAGTGTCCAACTGCAATCAAATGTTGCAAATGCGTTGGCACTCCCAAGATAATAAGCTGAACACGGTGTTCATAATCGCCCTCAAGGTCGTGAGGGCGCCTGCGCCCAGGATACTCCAAGGCACTAAAACCCATACCACGCGAGGTATGGGGGAGAGGTGACGCGGGGTAAGCGTCACCAGGGGGTTGTGACACAAAATCGTCACAGAAAGGGAGGGGGAAGAGACTAGTGATACAATCACATAGTCTGTCTTGCGGGTCATTGCCTCGCATACACGTACAAGTGTAAGACATGGTAAACAAAGCGCCTACATTCCATTCCGTAATCTTTCAACGGCTCTAAATTAAAAACAAATGGAAATCGTTTTCACAACATAAACACAACAAAAGTGTCCTGTAAAGGGACCGTCTAGGGATGCACATACCACAATCTTTCAGTGGCTCTAAATTTAAAACAATTATGTGCTCGTTTTACTATTTATACGATAAATTAATATCGTTCCCATAGCTGGGAACTATTTAAAATAAGTAGTCATAATCAGACAGTAAGTCGGAGAGGTATTTCTCAACATGTCGGACGTGTGAACTAAAATACAACTACTATATTCGCCATAGCTGGCGGAAAAGGGGGGGGATTTCCC